CTTGCTAAAGCCGATCGCGGCTAAGGCTCGCGGCTTCATGCCAGCAGAGTCACCGCTAAGTGGCTGGGCAGAACGCGCAGACGGTAAAGGCAAGTTCCCTACATATAACCCTTCGATCGCCAAGAAGGGTATTACTTATAAGACTTCTCCAAGCCGTCCTAATAACCGCGGTTGGCGTTCGCTCGTATCTTTGCTTAACAAGTCCGCTGGTGGCGCTATTTATGAAACAGCAGGACGCAAAAACCCCGGCGGAAACTTCTCACCAAGATTAGGCGGAGATCCTAAAGGCAGCGGCAAGATGCAGGGTCGAGGTATTTTTCGCGCTTGGAACGAGGATCAAGGTAAGACTCAAGGCGCTGTTATTAAAGCCCTAGAAGCCGCAGCTGCAAAGTTCAACGCTAAGACAGGCAGATATAACTAATGGCAACTAATGTAAAAGTAGATATTGCCGCGGAGTTCGTAGGTAGAAAAGCCTTTAACGATGCAGCTAAATCAACTATTGGTCTTAACTCTCAAGTTAAAGCGCTCGCTAAATCTTATGTTGGTTTATTTACCGTACAGCGTTTAGGCCGTTCTGGCTTTAATGCTGCTAAAGCCTTTGCTCAAGATGATAAAGCAGCCAGAGTATTAACCCAGTCGCTCGATAACTTAGGCTTAGCCTTCGCAGATCCTTCAGTCAAGAACTTCATTGCAGACCTTGAAAAGCAATTTGGTATCCTCGATGATCAACTTCGCCCGGCATTCCAGCGCTTACTAACTACAACTGGAGATGTGGCTAAAGCCCAGTCATTGCTTCGCACCGCGCTGGATCTATCAGCAGCTAGCGGCGCGGATGTTGTCTCGGTCGCAGGGGATCTTTCAAAGGGGTTCGTGGGTCAGACTCGCGCCCTTGCTAAATACGGTATTGGTTTAACTCAGGTCGAACTCAAGGCAATGACCTTTGAGGAAGTTCAGACACGCATCAACGACCTATTTGGCGGACAAGCAACAGTGGCAGTTGATACCTATGCAGGTGCTATGCAGCGCCTATCAGTTGCTTCTAGCAATGCTCAAGAGATTATTGGCGGTGGCTTACTTGATGCACTTGCAGCCCTTGGCGGCGGTGGAGAAGGTGGACTTACTAACACACTAAACCTGATCGAAAAGACTTCTACTGCACTTGCTACCTTCGTACGCCGCTTTGGCGTTGGAGTTGGTCAGTTAGCAGCCCTAGCGCGTGGAGACTTGCAAGCCTTCCGAGCAATAGGTGAGACCGAGATGAATCGCGGTCGAGACATGTCTGGAATTACTCCAGCGATCAGAGCAGAACTAAACAGGGCAGCAGCCGAGAAGGCAGCAGCTAAGAACCGCACCGCTTTGCTCAAGACAACTAAAGAGCAGACTAAGGCGATCAAAGAGCAGACAGCGCTTCAAAAGGCTGGCACTTTATTCGACATTCAGCAGACTCAGATCATCGCTGCGCTTAAGGGTGAAGTGTCTAATGAAGAACGCAAGCGCTTAGAACTGCAACTGGCTATCTTGACCGGCAATACTTCAGAGGCTTCTAAACTTGCTGGAGAACTAGCCAAGTCTCAAGGATTATCTAAGGAACTAGCTGCCTATCTTGCAAGCCTGCCAGATGCTAAGAACCCATTTACAGCATGGAAGTCTTACCTAGACATGCTAGAGGAACAGGCTAAACGTATTGCCAATATCCAGCCCGGCGTGCCTAGTTCAGTTGGTGCGCGTGTACCTACTTACAACGGTGCTGCGATCGACACAATAACTTCTAGTTATGGCATGGGTGCGACTACTGCAAGAACAGATGCTGCAGGTAATGTGAATGTCTATGTTGGCGGCAATGTTGTAACAGAGAGCGATCTTGTCGAGGCAGTTCGCAATGGATTACTTGAAGGATCTCTGTCAGGTTCGCCTTCATCTATCGGCAGACTTAAAGGATCGTTCCAAGGATAATGGCACTTCCAGCGCAGATCTCCGTATCCTTTGACTTTACTAGCGGCGCTACCTTTGGGTATCCCTTCACTATTGGCGATGAAAAGTACGGCGTTCTTGGCGTAGGAACACTTGCTTCAAGCACTACCCCAGAGCCTACGGTCGATCTGACTCCTAATGTTCGACAGATCAGTATTCGCCGCGGTCGTAACATCATGCGCGATACTTATGAGGCTGGGTCTGCAACTATTAGAGTCTTAGATCCTAACTCTGACTTTAACCCTCAGAATGTTAACTCTCCTTATTTTGGCTTTTTAACTCCGCTTCGTAAGCTCCGTGTTTCGGCAACAGTAGGCGGGGTTGGATACTTCCTATTCTCTGGCTATACCACGGACTATAAGTACACCTATCCTCAAGGCCAAGAGACAGGTTATGTTGACATAATCTGTTCTGATGCTTTTCGGCTTATGCAACAGGCAACTGTTACAACTGTTGCAGATGCCACAGCTGGTCAAGATACTGGCACTCGCATAAACCGGATTCTGTCTCAGGTGCAATGGCCTGCCTCTATGCGCACTATTGACACAGGTAACACCACTTGTATAGCCGATCCTGGCACTTCTCGCACCGCACTTGATGCACTAAAGAACGCAGAGTTTTCTGAGCAAGGCGCGTTTTATATAGATGTTGAAGGCACAGCGATATATCTAAACCGTAACAATGTCATCAAGAAATATGGCGAGACTCCGATCGAGTTTAACCAGACCACAGGCATCCCTTACACAAACCTAGCGTTTGCCTTTGATGATAAGTTGATCATCAACAGCGCCGGAATGACTCGCGTAGGTGGCACTCAGCAGGTATCAGAGAACGCAGCTTCGATCGCCAAGTATTTTCCTCATCAACTTAATCAAGAAAACCTAGTAGCCCAAACAGATGCAGACACTCTCAACATAGCCAAGATTTATGTAGCAACCCGCCAAGAGACAACGATCCGCATAGATGCGATGACTGTTGATTTACTTGACCCAGATGTTCCAACTGCCACCATGCTGGATCTGGACTACTTCTCAAATCTCAAGATCACAAATGTTCAGCCAGATGGGTCAACCATCATAAAGACTTTACAAGCGCAAGGACTTGCATGGGATATCACGCCCAATTCCATGAAGGTAACTGTGACAACTCTCGAACCGATCGTTGAAGGGTTCATCATTGGATCGGCTGTATCAGGTATAATCGGCACTAACATAATGGCGTACTAGGAGATATAAATGGCAACAGGCTTTCCAGCAGCAACAGGCGACGTCCTAAGCGCGGCTATGTATAACGGACTTACTTCGTTCTCAGTAGGTGCGGCTCAAACAGCCGACTACACAGCAGTCTTAGCAGACCAGTACCAGAACCTAGAAATCATGAACAAGGCAACTGCTATCGCCTTTAAGATCCCAACAGATGCTTCGGTGGCGTTTGAAATCGGCACAGTTCTTACAGTTCTCAACATCGGCGTAGGCACTTGCACTATTTCGGCAGTAACGCCCGGCACGACCACAGTTCTTTCGGCAGGCGCAACAGCAGCCAGCCCAACCCTTGCACAATATAAGTCAGCAGCATGTATCAAAACCGCTGCGAACACTTGGTATGTTGTAGGTGCAGTAGCCTAATGATCGCTAACTTAATTACGGCTGCCGCTGACGTATTTAAATTACCAGCACCTACAGCTGCGGATTATTTAGTAGTTGCAGGCGGTGGTGGCGGTGGTGCTAACCGCGCGGGCGGTGGTGGTGCTGGTGGTTTTAGAACTTCTACTGCGTTAGCCATTTCAGGATCATTTACCGTAACAGTTGGCGCAGGCGGTGCATCAAATACACAAGGATCCTCCTCAGTATTTTCATCAATTACATCAGCTGGTGGTGGATTTGGTGGAGACATCAATGGAACAAATTCAGGTGGAGCTGGTGGTTCAGGCGGCGGCGCTTGTGGTGAGACACCATCTCCAGCTGTAGGTGCAGGTAATACACCATCAACAAGTCCATCACAAGGAAATAATGGCGGCACAGGCAGATTTGACGGGTCTAATCGCTATGGCGGTGGTGGTGGCGGTGCAGGTGCAGTAGGCACAAACGCTGCTGGAACTGTTGCAGGTGCAGGTGGAATTGGAACTGCTAACTCTTATTCTGGCTCATCTGTTACTTATGCAGGCGGCGGTGGTGGTGGTGCTGCAGCAAATACTGCTGGTACTGGGGGTACTGGTGGTGGCGGCGCAGGTGGCGTAGCCGCTAATGGTTCTGCTGGAACTGTAAACACAGGCGGCGGTGGTGGCGGCGGTGGTGGTAATCCATCAACAGGCGGCACAGGGGGTTCAGGTATTGTAATTATTCGCTATCCAGATAGCCGAGCGCCTTTAACTTCTATTGGCGGTGGATTAACTTTTACAACTACAACTACTGGCGGCTATCGCATATATTCATTTACACAAGGAACAGGAACGGTGACGGTCTAATGGCTCACTATGCGTTCTTAGATGATAATTCGATCGTGACTGAGGTTATTGTCGGTAAAGATGAAACAGAACTAATTGAAGGGCTAGACCCTGAGACTTGGTACGGTAATTTTAGAGGTCAAAAGTGTGTGCGCACTTCTTACAACGGAAATATCCGCTTTAACTATGCAGGAATTGGCTTTACTTATGATCCAAAGGCAGATGCTTTTATTGCTCCACGCCCACAATGCGGTCATAAGGAATTATTCCTAAACGATCTATTTAAGTGGAACTGCCAAGGGTGCGAATTACAGGCTAAAGAGTTAACGCATGAAGCCTAAACTATGCAAAGCCGGTATTCAATTAAGAGAGCAGTTTGACGATGCCTATGGCGATCGTTTGCGTTCCTCAGACGGCTGGGTCGGTGATAGTAAGCACGCAACTCGTAAGTCTGACCATAATCCAGATGAGCAAGGCTGGGTTCGTGCCGTTGACATTTCACGCGGTCTATCAGGGAAGTCTGAACCGGACATCATGCCCTATGTGGCAGATCAACTTCGTATCTTGGCAAAGACTGATCGCCGTATCTCGTATCTCATCTTTGACGGCAAAATCGCCAGCGCTCGAAGTCTCTGGCGTTGGAGAAAATATAAGGGGATTAATCAGCACCGCACTCATCTCCATTGTTCTTTTACTCGCAAAGGTGATCAAGATGGTTCGTTCTTTCAAGTACCGCTATTAGGAGGCACAGCATGAACATGAAAAATCCACTTGTACTAACAGCAGGTGCATTCCTGTCTGCTTGGGCAGCTTCTAACTTCGCAGCAGATTACCGCTCAATTCTTTGGGCTGTACTAGCTGGAGTCTTTGGATATGCGACACCTAAACGATGACACCGAACGATTACTTGAATCTTTATATTGCCACACTTGCAATAGTGGGTGGCTTAGCTGGCTATGTGATCACGCACTTGCTATCGGAGATTAAACGACTTAATCAGCGTGTCGATGAAATCTATAACATACTTCTAGAGCGATAATTTAATCATGGCGCGTAAAAAGGCTATCGATTTAGAGGCTTACTCTATGTTAGATCAGTACTGTATCGGGCTAAATGAATACTATAAATCGCTAAGACGAGCAGGGTTCACACCTGAATTGGCTTTGGCTATCTTGCTCGAGCCTTTAACTTACCCGGCAACGATCCTTCCAACACCTAACTGGCTTCCTGAACTTCCTGGACGAGTGCCTTATGACGATGATGATGATGAGGATTAACCATGAAAAGAACTGTAATCGTTCCCGATCTACAAGTTCCATATCACGATGAAGTTGCTGT